TTCATGACCATTGAAATGATTGACTTGATTCATGCTCGTAATCGTCAGCATTCAGAAACAGAATTGGTTTATTTTAATACAACAGGTGGAGCATCAGCACCAGCGGATTGGCAAACCCGACCCAATGCCCTGACATATTGGCCCAGTGAATCACCTGATTTGTCTCACCTGGATAACCAGGCTGACTATAACGTCCTGCATTCTATGGAGTTTGTTCCTGTTGACCTTGTGTACCAAATCTCTACGTTTACCCGCACCGCTCTTCATGACCGTCAATTGACCAGTACCCTTATTCGTAAGGTTTTTCCATTCCGCAAATCCTCTATCAACATTGAGGCTGACGGCACCAACCGTCGCTTGGACCTTCTGGACTGGACCACGGCTGACCTCCTTGACCCTGAGGCTGGTTACCGTAAGCGTATTTTCCGAAAAATCTACACGTTGCAGATGGAGGCTGAATTGCCCTCGTCTGATGTATATGGCTCCCAGCAGGTGCTTTCAGTTAAGGCTAATATTGATTACTGATTTCCAAATGTCTTCCCCGTTTATCCCTAGTAAGAGGAGTTCCTAATGGCTTACACAAATCCAGGTGTCTATGTGACCGAGAGTCCGTTTGCGACTGCGGTGGCTACTGGCCCGACAACCACTGCGGCGGCTTTCCTTGGAACTGCCCTGCGTGGACCCACCACGCCCACAATGATTGATTCGTGGAACTCCTACAAGGCACGATTCGGTGATGTCTCCAGTGCCTATGACCTTGGCTACGCCGTGTACCATTTCTTTGCCAACGGTGGTCGCACAGCCTATGTTGCTCGTGTTGTTGGTGCAAGCGCCGCACAAGCGCAAGCAACTTCAACGGGAACATACAACGGTACAGGGTCTACCAACCTCTTCACGGTAAAAGCAACCAACCCTGGAGTTTGGGGCAACAGCCTTACTGTTTCTGTTTCGGCAGGTTTGGTTAGCGGCAATACGCCAACTTTTAACATGGTGGTCTTAAACGATGGCTCTGAGGTTGAACGCTGGTCGGAACTGAGTCTGAACCCAGATGACGCAAGGTACATTACAAACGTAATTAACACCTATTCCACATACCTGTCTGTCACTCTGTTGCAGAACTTCACTGGTGCTACGTACGCAGTTACATCGGGTACCTTGACTCTGGCATCTGGTGCTGATGGGGCAAGCCTTTCCGATGACACACAGGCTGGTACTCAATCAGCATGGTCAACCACGCTCCAAGGTTTTACCTCTGTCAATGGTCAGTTGCTGTTTAATCTTGTTGGTAAGTCAAACTCAACCATTATCAACAATGCCATTTCGTACGTTGAGGGTCGTGGCAATTCGTTCTTGATTGTTGACCCTCTTTCATCTGCTGTTACAACTTCTGGAATCACTTCAACAGTGGCTTCCTACACTGCTTCTTCTTATGCGGCAGTGTATTACCCAATGTTGCAGATGACCAACCCCGCTACTTCTGGAACAGCGGCCCTTAGGAGCACTTACCCAGGCGGTGCAATTGCTGGTCTCTATACCCGTGTTGATACAGAACGTGGCGTTGCCAAGGCTCCTGCTGGATACGCTTATGATGTTCGTAACTGTTTTGGTTTGACAACAACTTTTACGGAATCAGAAGTTGGCACACTTTATAGCCAGAACATCAACACCCTCAAGACAATTCCTGGTGCTGGTGTTGTTGTAAATGGTGCTCGCACACTCAAGAAGACTGATATCACCAAGTATGTTCCAGTGCGCCGTAGCCTCAACTTCATCAAGGCAAATGTTGATGCTTTGACACAGTTTGCAGTGTTTGAGCCAAACGGGGACCGCCTGTGGGCTGAAATCAGCGCAAAGTTGTCAAACTTCCTGTCCAACTTCTGGTCGGGTGGGGGCCTCAAGGGCAACAGTGCTTCTGAGGCATATTTCGTTAGGTGCAATGCTACAAACAACACAAACGTCACCATTGAGCAAGGTGAAGTTCACGTGGAGGTCGGGGTGGCCCTTCAGGCTCCAGCCGAATTCGTTGTCATCAACATCAGCCAATTCATTGGCGGCAATAACGTCCAAGAGAACCTGTAAGGAGTAAACAATGCCAGTTGTCAGGACAGACCCGATTCGTAACTTTAAGTTTGAGGTTCAGTTTTATCCGCTGGACCAAGGGAACCAAGGGTCACCAAACACAATCAACCTGTCGCAATTTGTCCCTGGTATCGGGGCAATTGGGTTTGCGGCTATGTCGGGTCTTGCGGTTCGCAATGAGATGATTCCGTACCGTGAGGGTGGTATGAATACGCACCCACACAAGATGGTCGGTCAGACGGATTTTGATGCCGTCACATTCTCACGTGGAGTGTTTGAGAACCAAGACCAACTGTGGAAGTGGCAACGCTTCATCCACAACTGGCAGTCGGGTGTTCCAGGCTCCACTGGTGGCTCTGACTACCGTTGTGACGTGGTTGTCAAAGTGTATGACCACCCGCACTCAAACGCTGTGTACAATGACAGTGTTGCACCGTCCACAAAAACAACTATTTTGGGAACACCAAAACTGGGTATCAAGTTGTTTAACTGCTGGCCTGGTGCATACGCAATGGGTCCGCTCAATGCTGGTGACAACAACATCATGATTCAGGAAATGGTTCTCCACAATGAGGGCTGGGTTCTGGCGTGGACACCAGAGGAAATCACGGCTCTTCCAAGCGCACGCTAAATAAACAATAAAGGAAAACAAAATGTCTGATTTATCAACAGTAAATTCGGTAATTGCCGACTCCGCACCCACGGTGTCGGATGCACCTTCTACAGAAGTAAAACTTCTGAGGGGTCTGTTCAATTTTGAAACAGGGTCATGGGAAACTGTGGCAACTGTAAGGGAATTGAACGGTGAAGACGAGGAATACTTGGCTTCTGCATCTGCCAAAAAGGAACTTTCGTATGCAGAATACATGTCAGTATTACTTGTTCGTTCCGTCACAAAAATTGGTGGAATCAACATTCAAGACAACCCAAGCCTAATTGACCAGTTAATTATTGGTGACAGAGACTTGCTGTTTCTTGGTACTGTCAAGGCAACATATGGACGGGTGCGAGAACTTGAAGTAACTTGTAACCAGTGTGATGGTACTAACTATGTTGAGATTTCCCTTGATGATGACTTCAAGGTAAACAATGCAAACCGTGATTTGAGTGTTCCAATGGAGGTGACTCTCAAGGACGGTTCCGTCATCAAACTGAATTATCCAACTGGAGCAGACAGTTTGTACGTTACAAAAAAGGGCAAGACAACCGCAGAGCAAAACACGTTAATGCTGGCTAGGTGTACTGTCTGGGACGGTGCAAACACGCCACCAAATTTGGAGGTTTGGGCAAAGGCTCTGAACCTGGGTGATAGAAACAAGTTGGTAAAGTCGCTAACCACCGACCCTCCTGGTCCAAGGATGGAAGAGGTGAAAACCCAGTGCGGCTCTTGCAATGAGGACATGATTATCCTCATGGACTGGGTCTCACTTCTATTCGGTTAATATTCAGTCAACTTATTGGGAATACGAGTCAATAGCCACTGTCTATCAGGGGTTCGGTCTAAATGACCTAAAATATATGACAGTACGTCAAAGGGCTTTTTGGTACTCAATGGCTCGTTGGCGAAGTTCTAATAGGAGTTAGCAATGGCTGATGAAAATCTAGCGGGTGCCAGCCCGTTTGACACGGGGGGTGGAGCAGAGGCTGGCAAGGCTGTTGGGCAAATCAACGTCAATTCCCGTGCGTCCATTGACTCATCTGCATTCAAGGAACTGAACTCTGAATTCAAGAAACTCAATACTTCAGTTACAAAGTTTAAGCAAGACCTTCCCAAATTAATTGAGGACACCAAAAAGTGGGCTACTGAACTTGGCAAGGTAGCCAAGCAAATGAAGGCTATTGGGGAAGCACAGCAGGGCGGCGGTGGGTCGTCCTACATGAAGGGTGCTGGAGAACTGACTGGTGGGGGTAACACCAGCGTAGG